CAAGTTTATTAAGGAGACTTTACCTATTGTTAAAATAAATAATCCTAATATGTCTCGTCAGGATTTGATGAGGGAAGTTGGAAGGATGTGGAATACAAATAAATCACCTAAATCACCTAAATCGCCTAAATCACCTAAATCACCGAAATCACCGAAATCACCTAAATCACCTAAATCAATTAAAAGAATGATTGACAAAAATTATCCAGAACTTAATTCAATTCAAAAACAAAAACTTTTAGATAATTTATTAAAAACGAGTATATACTGGAAAATGTAATTCAGATATTATATATAGAGGAATTTGAAAAGATGTTTGGGTATAGTGGTTTTTAAATTTATATATAAAAAAAATGATATATAATTTATTGCAAAATCATTATTTTAATGACACGAAAAAAAACAAAGGATGAGTTTGTTGAAGAAGCCAAAGAAATACACGGAGATAAATATGATTATACTAAGTTTATATATATAAACAGTCACACAAATGGAATTATAATATGTCCTAAACATGATATATTTCTAATGAGACCTGGATGTCATACAAATAAGAAAAATCCACAAGGATGTTCAAAATGTGGTAAAGAAAATACCGCTGCAAAATTAAAAATGACGTTTGAAACATTTATAGAAAAAGCTATGAATATTGAGCAACATAAAAATTCAGATGGATCACATAAATATGGTTACTCACATTTAAAAAAAAATTGGGAAAAAGATTATAAAAATCAAAGAGAAAAAATATCAATATATTGTAATACATGTAAAATATATTTTCAACAACCACCAGGCGATCATTTAGATGGTCATGGATGTCAAGATTGTGCTAATATTACAAGATGTAATAAAATACGAAAACCAGAAGAAACATTCTTTAAACAATGTAAAGAAATACATATAAACGAAGATGGAACACCAAAATATAAATATATATCACAATATACAGGCAAAAATGACAAAATAAAATATGAATGTCCCTATCATGAAATACAAGAACAAATAGCAAATGATCATGTAAGAGGACACGGTTGTCGGCATTGTTATTTTGATACTGTATCTGAGAGATATATTATAACAAAAACAGATTATTTAAATAAAATTGAAGATTTAAATAGCGATTTACTTAATCACTATGATTTTTCAAATATTCCAAATAATTTAAAATTAGGTGATGAAATTACGATAAAATGCAAATATAAAAATAAAGATATTATAATAAAAGCTAACACTTTATTATATGAAAGAATAGATTGTAGTTGGTGTAAGTATGGAAGAAGCAAAAGATGTGCTGAATCACAAGAAATGTTAGAGCAATTTATTGAAAAAGCTATAAAATTAGAGTTTCATAAAAATCCAGATGGGTCACATAAATATAGTTATGAAAAAAGTAAATGGTATGGAAGCATGAATTATACGGAAATATTTTGTCATAAATCTAAAAAAACATTTTATCAAACACCACAACGTCATTTATTTTCTGGTTGTTCATGTTGTTGTATTAAGAATTTTTCGTATAAACAAATGAAACTACTTAACTTACTTTCATCAAATTATAAAATATATATTCAACATGCTGAAAATGAAGGCGAATATACAATATCTAATTCAAAATATAAAGCAGATGGTTATTGTAAAGAAACTAATACTATATATGAGTTTCATGGTGATTATTGGCATGGAAATCCAAAAATATACAATGAAAATAAAGTAAATAAAGTCAATGGAAAAACATTTGGAGAACTATATAATAATACAATTAAAAGAGAAAAATTTATTAAAGATAAAGGATATAATTTAGTAGTAATTTGGGAAAGAGATTTTGATAATTTAATTAAAATTGTAAAAAATATACAAAAAAAATGGAGAAATTATAAAAAATATAATTAAAAAAAAGTACATTTCTATAAAATATAATAATTTATAAAATGTTTTTAAAAAAATAAAAAAAAGATAGAAATGTACTATTTTTATTCTGTAAATTCATAACTATCTATTTTTTTCTCAATTCTTTCTAATCTTTCAACAATATTAAGTAATAATTTATAATATCTTTCACCTCCTGCCGCTTTTATTTCCTCTTTTTCTATTAATTTATTAACTTTTTTATCTTTGTATTCTTGAATTCTTTCTTCATATTCTTCTTTTGTTTCATTTTCAATTATATTTTCTGCGATTATTGCATTTTTTTTTTTTGCTATTCTTACTTTTATACACCTTTCTAAATATTCTACATCATTAAACTTATATTTTTTAGCCAATTCAGTAATATTTTCATTATTATATTCTGGAAATAATATTTTATCAATAATTCTTGCTCTAATACTACCTTCAGTTCTTTTCAATTCTATAGAAATTTCTTGATGAGATTTATTTTCATTTACTAATTTAATTAATAATTCATCTTCATTAGTTTCCCATTTTTTCCCAGCATTACAAGTTTCAGGATTTGATCTTAATTCTTGACAATGTTTATACATTTTATATATGATAAAAAGATTATATATTTAAATCATTTTTTTAAAAAATAAAAAAAAGATATAAATGTACTATTTTTATTCTGTGAAATCATAACTATCTATTTTTTATAATTTATAGTCATTTTAAAAATAATCACAATTTACTTCACGATGTCCTTTTTTTCCACATATACCACATGGTTTATTATTATAGTATTTTTGGTTATTTGATTTATATCCCGATTTATATTTATTCTTACAATAATTATTTTCATGAAATCTAGCACCGTTTTCTGTTTCAAATTCTTTATTACAATAACTACAACACCAAACTTCTTGGTATTCTGTGTCTGTATCAGATGAAGATGTGTCATTATCTATTATATTTCCATTTATATCACTTTTTGCATAACAATCTTTAACAAAATGACTATTTCTTCCACATCTAGTACATAAATTTTTAGAATGCCACAATTCTTTTTGTAACTGAAATAAAGATATATCATCTAATTCTATTGATGTATATGTTCCACCCCTAACATTTTCTATACCATATTTTGACATATATTCTTTAACATATTTATCTTCATCAAATTGTGATGTACTTTTAATTTGTTTAATAATAGAGACCGGTTTATATTTTTTAGTCCATGATGAACCCACTCCGTTAATATGTTGCTTAAATCTGTTTTCTACATCTTGTGTTTTACCAATATAATATTTATTATTTTTTAACTTCAATATATAAATATATTCCATTTAATAATAATTAGAATTATTATATTTTAATCATTTTTAAAATTTATATGATTTAAATATAAAAAAATGATTTTATTATATTTAATTATAATTTAAACAATGTCCAAAATTGTAGAAGAATTTCATGATGCTCAAGAAGATATTTCCGATGATAAAATTTGCGAATTTAATATAAATAAATATACTATTCATCATATTGATACAAATAAATATTTGGTTAAGTTAACTGCAAAGCAATTTGCAAGATTATGTGATCCGTGGGTATATAATCGTAAAATAAATACTGAAAAGGTTGAAGAACTTAAAGAACAATTTAAAGTCTTTGACAAAAATACTAGTCCAATTTGGAATGTTAGTCTAGTATTTGATAAATATACACATAAACCTAAAGATAATATTCCCAAATACATTAAGATTTTAGATGGACAACATAGATGGCAATTGGTAAAAAATTTACTGGAAGATGGTGAAATTGATATCAATTATGAAATATATGCTACATGTTATTTAATTGATTATTGTGAAGAAAAAAATAAAAATATAACAACCGAATTATTTAAGAAAATCAATAATAATACACCATTATGTATTGATGATATACCAAATACTCGCATTCAAGAATTACTTGATAAAATAATTGAGGATAACGAACTAAATCCAAATAAAGAAGGTATTAAAGTTGGAAATGGACAGAGTACAGCACACGAACCAGCAATTCACAAAAAAGAACTATTTAATATACTCAATATACATTCAAAAAGTTTTAGTCATTTAAGTCAAGATGAAATTATTGCTAATCTTAGACGTATTAACACTAAAATTTCGTTGAAAGATTTTAGGGATATTTATCACAAATGTGATACTAATGAAAAACGCTATAAAAAAGCTGAAAGTGTAGACTTTTGGTTAGGACTAAAATCATCTAAGAAATTTTCTCCAGAACAGTGGGTGCTATTTATCAGTAATCCACAAGAATTTGGTAAACTATAATTTTCTTCATAAATTTACTTAATATTATTATATATTTTTTTTATAATTAAAACCGAATTTGGATTGAAAAAATTAAATTTAAAAAAAAAATGATTCTTTAGTTTAATTTAATTATTACCAACAATCACAGCAAGCAAACAAGCAAACAACTACAGTAAGAAAGCAACAAGCAACAAAATGACTACAATTGATACCAGGAACTTTTTGAAGTGGACTTCCATTGCTATTCAAATTGAAAATCCAAAAATAACAAAAAGTGCGTCTATTAAAATGGCAGTTAAAGAACTTCAAAAGGAAAAAAAAATGCGCAATTATATTCATGTGTATTCTATAAAATACCAAAAAGAAAATCCAAATATTTCAAAAAGAGATTCTATCAAAATGGCAATCGCCGATTGGAAAAAATACTAAAAAAAGTAGATATTTATGAAATATAATAATTTATAAAATCCTTTTTAAAAAATTAAAAAATATATAGATTGTACTTTTTTTAATAATTAATTATTTTACTAAATCCTTCTTCTATTTCTGGTTCTTCATATTTTTTTCTAAAAACATAATAAGTTATTTTTGGTATAACTTTATCTCTTTTATTATTTCTAAATATTGATTCAGCAATATCTGTTTTAACATTAATACATACAGCATTTATTTTATATTTATTAGCAACATCTATATATTCTTTTCTTTTTGCTTTTGTTGGATTAGTTGAATCATAAATAACTGAATAACCATTTGATAAATATTTTTCAGACTCTTTAATCATTTTTTTACTAGTTATAAATTCATCTCCACTTATAATTTTGTACTTTTCTTTATTATATTTATTCGCTATTGTAGATTTACCACTTCCTGGATATCCTACCATAACAATTATTTCTTGTAATTTAGATTCTTTTATTTCAATATTATCGGCTTTTTTCATACTAAATAATTCGTCTGGAGAATAATATTTAATACCTATATTTTCCGCAAATCTTCTATCTACATCAGACCAATCACCTTGTCTACCAAGTGCATCACCAACATAAAATGATTTTTTAGAATTCCATTTTTTATTATTAGTTAATATATCAAACATATTAGTATTTGGTTTTGCATTAATATTATCATTTGCAATAATATAACAAATAGGAATATTTAGAGTACTTAATGCATTAGATATTTCTTTTTCTTTCATTTTATAATTTTTTCTTTGATTACTAATTATATTAATTGAATAACCATTCTTATAATATTCTTTTATAACATTTGGTACATTTTCTGTTAACCATGTCCAATCATTCTCATTTTTAGAAAATGTTCCGTTTGATTTTGGTTTAATAAGTGTCCAATCGTAATCAAATATTGCCATTTTTTGTCTAAATCTATAATTATTAAGTTTTTTGATAATTGGCTTATCATTTTCATTATATTTATATTTAATACATCTACCAGTTTTATTATTACATATTTTATTTATTTTATTACACAATGATATTTTATTTTCAGAACATTTTAACATAATTATAATATAATTATTTTCTATTTAATTAATCAGTTTTTATTAATATGATATTTATAATAGTATATATGATTATTATGTTTATTTTATTTTAAATATCATATAATATATCTATTTTATTATTTTTACAAATTTTAACAGTATAAAATAAACTTGTTAATGTTATAACATAAAGTAAAATTATAAAATAATGTAAATTATCCATTATAATATTTTATTATCTCATATATATATCAATATTTATTTAAATATTATATGATTTTAATATTATATAATGAATTATGAGTTATCATGTTGTTTGACACCAATTTTTGATAATTATTATATTATTATTAGTTCTATTATTACAATTATTCAACAATTTTTATTTTTTATTATATATTGTAAAATGCCATTAATAGTTAAAAAAACAGTATTTATAGATTTTCCAATATATAATAAATAAATTATTATTTTTTAATAATAATAGTAATTAACTATTTAAGAAAAAACATGTACTATTATTTTAATTTACATTTTAATATAATAACATATACTTGCAAAAACGTATTATTGACATATTATATATTTTTAATCATTACAACTTTTTTAATTTTATAATCCTATTATAGAAAATGCAATTTAAAAAATCTTTATATCTTCTATTATTACTAGTATTAATTCTTACTATTTCTTTAATTATTTTTTATTTACTAAATAATAAACAAAAGAATAATATTGAAAATTTTGGTCCTTGGAATTTTTATGAAACCCGAAAATTGAGTAAAGATACTATAAACCGCGATGTAGAGGATAAATATTACAAACGCTACAACCACCAAAAGAAGGTTACGGACACCAACGCACGCATAAAGATGCTTGATATGTTAAAGAAAGAGCAACGCCAACGCGAGCTCAATCAACTCAAACTCAACAAACTCGAGGAAGCGAATACGTACAACCTGCGCAACCAAATCTACAAAGACTACAGCCCCAGTAAGTATGGCTACGGCACCATCAAAAAAACCAATAATAGTTTGGGGTCCTTGAGAGGGTTGTTTGGGGATTGGCTCTTTTCTGGGTGAGGAATGTCAGTCCGATCATACTTCACAAAGGGGTTCTGTTGATAGCAACTCGTGTCAAAAAGTTGTATGTCCTATTAATAAATATCGTGTTGGTCACATACGTAGATGTGAAAAATGTCCCACCGGTCTATAGTCGAATAGTGGTTCTGATGATATAAAATATTGTAGATCGAACTGTGTACGTGATGAATACTTCGACCGAACACTTCAAAAGTGCCGTGCGTGCAGCGTGGACTTGTGGCCGTTCCCTTTTTTTTCTGTTGGTGAAGAATCGTGTAAAGTAATAGAATGCCCGCCGTCAGAATCCTACTACCCACCCGCTAAAGCATGTGTCCTGGATTCATCTAAACGATGAGCTTTAAATTTGCCGTTTCGAAGATAGTATGATAAATATTCCAGAAGTAAAATTACATTATTCATAATTTACATTTTAATATAATAACATATACTTGCAAAAACGCATTATGTTAGTATAATTCATTTTCTTTAAAAAATATAATATCTATTTTTAATTCATCTAACATTTCTTTTGATGCATAAAATGATTTTTTCCATTTTTTACTTAAACTATTCCATTCAGGTTCTACAGTTATCAATAATTTAATACCTGCTTGAATTATATTTAAGCAACAATTGTGACAAGGAAACCGATTACATACCATAATACTATTATTTATATTACTATTTGTTCGTGATGCTTGAATAATTGCATTAGTTTCTGCATGTATTACATATAAATCTTTATTTTTTTTAGACCATCTTTTTTTTGTTTCTTTTAATTTTCTTGGTAAACCATTATATCCACAACTTAATTGTATTAAACTTTCTTTTTCTAATATTATTGCACCAACTTTACGTTTATTATCCTTTGAGAATAATTTTGCTTTAAAGTCGGCTTCTTTCAAAAATTTTAATGCTTTTTCTCTTGTTATTGACATATTATATATTTTTAATCATTACCACTTTATATATTTTTTATTATTTTAATCTTTATTTTTTTTGTTTCTTTTTTAGTTTTTAGAGTTTCTTTTTGTTTTGTTTTTTGTTTAGTTTTTTCTTTTTCTTTTTCTTTTTCTTTTCGCTGTTTTTCTATTTCTTTTTTCTGTTTTTCTTTTTGTATTATTTTTTGTTTTCTTTGCTTTTCTTTTTCTATTTCTTTTTTCTGTTTTTCTTTTTGTTTTGTTTGTTTTTCTTTTTCTTTATTTTTATTTTTTTCTTTTTTCTGTTTTTCTTTTTCTTTTTCAATTTCTTTTTGTTTTTTTTGTTTAGTTTTTTCTTTTTCTTTTTCTTTTCGCTGTTTTTCTATTTTTATTTCTTTTTTATGTTTTTCTTTTTGTATTATTTTTTGTTTTCTTTGCTTTTCTTTTTCTTTTTGTTTTCTTTCTTTTTCTTTTTCTTTTTTAGATTCTTTTTTAATTTTTAATTTTAATTTTTTAATATTGTTATTTTCTTGCTTAATTTTATCTTTATTTTTAATTTTATTTTTTTTTAATAATTTAATTTTTTCTGTTATATTTTCTATATTTTTTAAATATATTTTTAATTTATTTGAATTATTTTTACTAATACCATATAAACTACCACCAGCATGTCCACCAAGCCATTCAGCAACATTAAAAGTAGAATCACCATCGTCTTCCACATCATCCTCAACAAGACTCTTCACTTTTAAATCATCTTTATTATCATTATAGTTTATTTTAAAATCATAATATATCATTTCTTTTATTTTTTTTTTAATTATTATATTTACCTGTTCTTCATTGAGATGTTTACCTCTGATTTCAGGAAGTAGAAATATATTTAAAAGGCCATACGCCATTATTTGATTATTTTCAACTAACGTTGCAGAATTAATGTAACAATTCATTAATATGATTATATTTTGAAAATGTTGTTTACTAATATATTCCGTTACACTATTTATATAATTAATGAAATTATTGTCTAAACTACTTTGTATATCTCTATAATAATATATTAACGTTAATCTTCTATATATTTCTTCATATGCAATTTGCATATTTGGTGCTATATAGTGCATTTGTACTGGTCCTGTCACCGTTTTCATGTTTTCTAAATGATAATTGAAATTTGCATATAATACTGATATATTATCTATATATTTAGTTAAATATATATTCATATCATCATTTGTTGTATTTATAGTACATTCATTACCTTCACAATATTCAATACATTCTTTTTTATCAGGATTTGTCATTTCATAAATAGTATCAAGAGATTGACTATATGTTGCTTCAGCAGCTGGCAACTGGTGAGCATCAGGATCGGGTTCCGGTTGATTCTCCTCCAACCATTGTTTTACCCTAGATTGAGTTCGCTCAATTGGTGATGGGGGCTCAAGTGGTGATTGGGGTGGTATAAGATGGGAATTTACTGTATCTATTAATTTAGTATGTATTTCAGATGATAGATTTTTTAATTTTTTACGTAAAACTTCTATTAATAAACATGATGAAGATAATATTGATATATTATTACCAAAATCTTTTACAAAACTATATATTATACTTTCATCTGGTGTATTGATTTTTTCTATGTTAGAATTTGAATTTAATTTAACTATTTCATTTTTAAAAATTTGGTTATTAATATTCTCGTCACCCCTAAACTGATCGTTAAAAGGAAATTTATTCATACTTAATTGAATATATTCAGAAATTAAGTTTTTCCATATATTTAAAGAATCATTATTCAAAATTGCATGATAAACTTCTACTATATCTTTAGTATATAATAGAAGTTTATCATGTTCATTATTATATGATAAAGCATATATTCTTGTAAAAAGATCATTCAATAAGTTTAAATTTTGGTACATAACATTTAACAAATTTTCTATTACTTCTGAAAATTTTATTAAAATTTTTAAATTGTTATTAATATTTTCAAATGTTTTATTATTCGCTATAATAGAGCGTATACGTGGAGGGGGAGCTGCACCTTGCCTTCCTTCAAATAAACTTCCATTACTTTGTGTTATCCATTCTTGTAAACCATAATGGATTATAAAATATATATAATCAATTGTCTTACCATATATATCCCCAACTTCCGAGCCCCGTTCATGCGCTTTTTCATTATTTAATTTATCAATAATACCATGTGCTGTACTTATAAGTTGACCCAAATTAATTAATATAAAATTGCTTGAATATGAGCTAAAGATTTTAATATTAACTAGATCATAATAAGTTGGGTCTTTTACAACAGATCTCTCTAGATCAAATGCATTTTGATTCAAAGTAGCATCAGTATAATCTTGACCATTAGTAATCCAGTCTGCCTCCCCAATTTTCCAATAATTTATATCAGTAATACTATATGAAATCACTACCCCACCATCTTTAATATCACACATAAATAATGTGAATGGTCCTGCTTCATTTTTTGTAATAAAAAAACGTTTTATATTATCATCATAATATTTGTTATATGCATTTTCATTTATTATTGATTCAATAATAGTTTCTTCAGATTGCGAAATAGATGCAATTTTTGCCATAAAATTATGCATGCCTTCAGCTATAGTATCGTAAAATTTTAAATCATTATATGCATTATATGAGTGTATTATATTTTGATTATAATATTTTATATTACTATTAATTATATACATACTTATATTACCTGTAGTACCAATCAAAACAGGTGCTTCTAGAATTGCAGAAATACATGCGAAATATTTATCACCTGTTTGTATTAGACAATTATTATAAAATTTTGGAGGGAGCACATTCGGAATTTCTAAATAAAAATCATGTGGTAGTTTACTATTAGGAGTATGGTATAAAAACGTACTCCAAAATATTTGACCGAAATCACCATGACCTTTTAAAATAAGTTGTAATGCTCTCGTAAAAAGGTAATCACCAACATCATTTAAAGGTATATTGAGATAATATTTTTCTAATAATTTATCCATTGATGACTTTTTTGTAGTTAAAATGTTACATATTTTTTGTGGACTATAATTACAATTACTACCACCAATTACATTATGGATTTGACTTCTGACTCCATCATTTAAATTAATAATATTAATATTAAATCTTTTATCATTTTTAAATAGGGTTCTATCAGAAGGAATTTCTATATAAAACATTTTTTTGAGATGTTGACATATAGTATAAAAATTTTGATAAAATATTAAACTAATATTTAATATAAGTGATTCATAATTTATATTTACATGATCTGCTACATTAAATTCGTTAGCTTTTTCATTTTTACATCCTGCTGGATCAATTGCGGTTGAAATTGCTCTATAAATAGTTTTACCACCACTCATTAAAAATGCAGTTTTAGCTTTTTTATGAACAGCACTATCTTGTAAATAATATTTAATATCACTTAAATTTTTAATAGCATCCTTATTAACAGAATCAGGATTAGCTGGATCAACACAATCATTAAAAGTGGTTATACCATTAAACCAGGCATTGTCACGATTATTACTAAAAAAACCAGTTGCATATTCATTGAGGTTGATGAGGCGCCCGCCTCCATTCTTATTTTTTAACTTTTCAAATGAGGAAAGGCATACTTTTATTACTCCGTTATTACAATTACCTCTACTAGTTCCTGAACCAAAATCATGTTCTGTATCATATATAATGGCGCGTGATAAATTAATAAGTAACCTCTTTTCAATTGCTGATAAAGCAGACGCGTTAGGATTTTGAATACATTTATGAATAATATTAAATGTAGGTAGAGATGTTTCTAACATGCCAAGAATACTGTTCATCCGATCTTGATCTCCACCAGTTACAATAGCTAGATAAGCATTCAATGTAAAATGTAAATTATTAAAAAATTCAGGTAAAGTTTGTTGTGTAATAACAAAATGAGGTTGACTTTCTGTATCAGTAAAAAGATCACACAACCCTCCTTTTGACATATTATAATATAATCTTAATATATATATATATTAAATATTAATAAGTATTTCCTAAAAAAAATGATATAATATGATATATTAATAATTAATATATGGAAGAGTGTAAAATATTATTAAAAAAATATAAAAATTTACAAAAAAAATATAAAAAGAATTTATTAAAATATACTTCATTTTCGCACAAAGGTCTTTGTAGAGAAGATGCAATGTGTAATATGAATATTTATAAAAAAATAAAAATCAAATTAAATAGATCCGATAATTATTATGATAAAAAAAAAATTTATATTAATAATTATATTAATTTTATTAAAAAAAAAAATAAATACCTATTAGATGCAATTTCTCGCTCATATAATTAAGATAAATTATATATATGCTATTAATACATCATCTTCAATATGTCCATTTAATGTGGAAAAATTATATTTGTTATTGATTGTAAGTATTTTTTTCTTAATTTCATCTAAAAATATTATATTACCATAACTTGTTTCACCCCATGGATGTTTCATTTTGAGATAACGTATATCGTCTATTAATATTATATTATCTTTTCTTTTAAGATTACTTATTGCATTTAATTCTTCAAATAGAGGACATTTTTTTTCATAATTTTTTATATTTAGATTATCAACATGAGCGTCAAGAAAAAATAATGTTTTATTATCATCATTATTCAAATATTTACCAATATTAATACTATCATCATTATATAAACAACATCTACCATTTTCTATATATTCTTTAAATATAATATTACCTGATTCTATAAAATCTTTTCTTATTTCAATTGAACTAATTTTATCGAAATTACAATCTAATGCTTTTCTAAATGATATACTTTTATCATTTGGATCCCATAATCCTGTTTCAAAGTAATTTTTACAATTATATTTATGTCTTATTTCTTCTAAATTAAAATTTATTGGCATATATAATGTAATAATATATATATATATTTTTTTTATATATTTTAGTATTTAAGTTATATAATCTAATATTAAAAATATATTTATTTTTAAAATTTATTAGCATATAGCATATTATATAATAAATATATAAAAGATATATTCTTTTTTTATATAATATAAATGAATATTGGTTTTTGGGATAATTGTTTATGTGAAAGAGGAACTACAGTTAGTTTATATGATTATGCTTATTATAATGAAAAACTATTAGGTAATAAATCTTATATATTTTATGATAAAAATCGTATTGAAAATAATTTAAATGTTATTGAAAAATTTAAAAAAAAATTTATAGTTCACGAAACTGATGATTTTAAAGAAATTGATGAATTATTATTAAAGTATAATATTACACATTTATATATTATAAAAGCAGGTGGATTAGATTCAAGATTAAGTAAAGTTGCTAAAAATTGTATTCATTGTGTTTTTACTTGTAATCAACCACATGGTGATATTTATAGTACAATATCACCATATGTTGGTAATAATAAATATCCGGTTGTTCCTCATATGATTAATTTGCCTCAACATAATAAAAATATGAAAGAAAAATTAAATATACCATTAAATGCAGTAGTATTTGGTGGATATGGTGGTAAAGATAATTTTTCAATTGATTATGTAAAAAAAACAGTATATAATATTGCAAATAATAATAGTAACATATATTTTCTATTTGCTAATTTTAATAAATTTTGTCCTAATTTACCTAATATTATTCATTTATCTACAATTGTCGATCTAAATGAAAAGGTAGAATTTATTAATACATGCGATGCTATGTTATGGGCTAGAGCCGGTGGTGAAACATTTGGATTAGCAATTGGTGAATTTTCAGTTAAGAATAAACCAATAATATGCACGAAATCTGGTGATTTGGGTCATGTACAAAAATTAGGGGATAATGCTATATGGTATAAGAATCAAGAAGAATTATCTAATATATTATTATCTTTTAATCCAGAAATAGAAAATAAAAAAGATTGGAATGCATATAAAGAAAATACACCAGAAAATGTAATGAATATATTCAAAGAAGTTTATCTTAAAAATTAAACTGTATTTATTTTTATTTTAATTGGTTTTTTTGTTTTATAATTATATATATTTTCATCTATATATATAAAATTTTTCCAGTAATTTGGATTTGTTCTCATTTCTTCAGTAACATATTCTTCCCAAAATTCTTCTGAATCAGAATCTAATAATTTTTCACTGTATTCTTCTGTATTTTTTCTATGATAATTTTTAATTTCATTTAAAAGATTATTTTGAATTTTATATACTATATGACTATATATTTTCAATTCTAAATCCGATGGGAAATCTTCTGGAATAATCATTATTATTCTAATATAATAGATATATAGTAAAATCATTTTTTTAAATATATTCATTAAAAAAGTACATTTCATAAAAATATTTTAAATTTTAAAAATCTTTTATAAAAATTTATAAAAATAAAGAAATGTACTTTTTTAATGAATATATTTTTAATTATAATTAAAAATAAAAAAAGGTTAGTTTTTCCCTTTTTTTATTTTTTTTTATTTTTTTGTATTTTTTTACTCATCATTCTTCTCCTGCTCTTTCTTTGTCTTCCATAACTCGCCGACCTTCTTCATCAGATCCTGACGATTCAAATCGGGAAATTCTTCCTTCACAATACTCATCTGCTCTTTAACAAAGAGATTGTAAGCAGTTGGCAGGCGTTTCTTTTTGGGTTCAACTTCCTCATCCGAGTCCTTTCCCTTTTTTGACTTCTTTTTCTTAGGCTTATCATCAGTCTTTTTTGGTTTGTCCGTAGTAATCTGACGATAGACCTCAGTAAGCATCTTACCAAGTTCAGCACGAGTGTATTCCTTCTCAGTATCTACAAGAGTAGTGAACTCGTTGATGATCATCTGGGTCTGGGTAGCGGCCATTTAGACTATTGGGTAGTTGGGTTTGTGTTCTGCTTGTTGTCTGTTGCTGATAGTTGGTGAAAGTAATTTTTAGAACAAAGAATCATTTTTTTTTCAAATCAAGATTTTTCAATCCAAATTTGAAAAAAATGAATAAAATATAATTATTATCATTAATGTTAAGAAAATTTTTCAAACCATTTAAAAGATGGGCTTTTAAAAGAGCAAATAATTATACATTTAACTATATTAATTTATATAATAAGAAATATATTGTAAAATATTTAAAAAAAATTAAAAAAATTTCTTTATTAAAAAATAATAATAATCAAATTCAATTATTAGATAAATTAAATAATATCGAATTTATTGAAATATTAAATAATAATAATTATGAAAATATAGAAGATACATTAAATTTAATTAATTCTTATTTAGTAAATAACTCTGATATAGTAAACTTATATGATTATCAAATAATATATAATTTTTCTGTATATATTTATAATTTAAAAGAAATAAATAAAAAAGATATTGGATTAGATCATTCCAAAGTTAGAGAATATTGGTTAAAAAGAGGTCCACGAATATTTATAGCATCATCTGTATTATTAATAGCAAATTATATATTATATATATATTTCAAAGAGTTAGATAGTAATACTAATTATTATTTAATTTTAATTAATATAATTGCTTTATTATTATCATTGTATATGTTATATTATAGATTACCAGATAGTATAGAATCTGCTATAGCAAGAACTACACATGATTATTATGTAAAATATAAAAAAACAGAACTATATAAAGTATAAAATAAGTAAGTAATCATTAAATGATATCTATATATGAATTATTAGATTATTTATTATCATATGATATTGATTTTTTTCCAAAGTTTGAATATAAAGATGATGAAAACGGTTTTTGGAAATTAATAAAAAGTACAGACAATTCTAATACTATAAATAGTATTCCAGATCATAGAATTTGGGTTAAATATTATTAAAATATATAAAAATGATTTATATAAAAAGTATGATTTATTTATATTATGGTCTATAAGGGTAATAGATGGACTAATGAAGATGATAGTAAATTAGTTGATTATTTAAATGAATATAAAACATTATTACATCCCGAAAATGCTAATATAAAAGTACCTGATTATGAAAAAATTGCTAACGAATTAGGTAGAAGTGAATATGCTATTTTATTAAGAGTAATTGATAAAATATTATTCAAAAATTATAATGATATTAATGTAGATTTTAAAGATTTATCATTAAATTATAATATACCTTCAAATTTTTTAAAAGAAAGATTTGAATTAAATAATATGACTACCGATATGGTTGGTAAAAAATGGACTGATTAAGATGATGAATATATTAATAAAAGTATTGAAGAAGACATTAGTTATTTAGAAATTGCTAAATATTTAAAAAGAAAACCGAAAGGAGTTATGAATAGAACAATAAATCAAAATATTTATAAAAAATATAAAGATTGTGTTGATATACAAACATTAAAAGATAAATATAAATTAAATTATAGTATAGAATATTTAATAAAAATTTTCAATAAAATTGATAAAAATACAGAAATTCATACTATATTAAAAAATAAAAAAAAAGAATTAAAAGATCAACTAAAAAAATACGAAATAAAAATTAAAATAAAATTATCAAATTAATAATAAAAAATGATAAATATATATTTTAAAAATATTATTAAATAAATGTTTACACATTTAAACAAGTTTTATGATGAGAAATGCAGTGATATTTATTATTATCTAGGTGGATATGAAGAATATGAAGAATATGAAGAATATGAAGAATATGAAGAAATTGAAGAGAATGATAAATATTATGATGATTTAATTGATTATTATGATAGTTATTATGATGATTATAATGATTATTAAAAAAATTAAAATAATACTTCTTTTTCTTTTTTTTTATTACTACCTACTAAAAAATTCGAGACATCATTTATATCTATTTTTTGAATATATATATCTAAAATATCAATTATAAAATATTTATTTAAATAAAGTAAACACAAAATAATTAATAATTGAATTATTATTTTCATGTTTAATTTATATAAAAATATTATATCATTTTTTATATTTTTAATATAAAATGAAAAAAATTTCATGACCCGTTACTAAGGTAATACATATTATCAGCGATTCATCTTAATCTCAAGAAACAATTGTTTCTGTCAGTGATTTTGATTCTTGGCAGATTGCCTTCTGAATAATATGCACTATTTATCCGTTTTACTTCGAATATATAGAAAGTATTTGATGCATATACTCTGATTACAAGTATATTAAATATACTTGCGTTATTATCATATTAAATCTTTGATTCCGGCAACAATGTCTTTCTATATATGAATAATCATGAAACCATTTCTTCTATAAATTTATTATTAAAAACAACTGTCATTTTTTTATAATTAATAAATTTTTTAATCCAAATTTAAAAAAAAATGATTATTTTATTTTAATAATAATAATATGCTTTTATAGCTTAATTGGTTAAAGCGTTGGTCTTATGAGCCAAAGATTGGGAGTTCGAGTCTCCCTAAAAGCATCAGCTTCTATAGCTTAATTGGTTAAAGCGTTGGTCTTATGAGCCAAAGATTGGGAGTTCGAGTCTCCCTAGAAGCAAAATTTTTTTTTAGTAAAAGTATTTTAAAAAATGATTATTTATTTTTTAATAAAATATATTAAAATGAATATTAATAATTATTTTAAATATTATGATGAATTAGATAATGATTTACAAAATTTAATTTTAAGTAAAATAAGAAATCCTCAAAATAAAAATTTATTAGAGGATATTATACATTATAAAAAAACTAAAGATAAAATTTTAAATGAATATTTTAATAAAGGATATGATTATGATGTAAACAGTGAATTTTATATATATTTTCAAATAGAAAATGATTTATTAAGATATTTTAATGATGATTATGGAACATTGTATTGTATAACAGAAACAAATATAGAAAAATTAGAAAGAATTTTATCAATAAAGAAAAAAATGGAAAAAAAAGGTAAAGCCTTAGTGGCAACAGAAATAATTAATAAAAATACAATAAACGTAAATATGCGTATTAATATGTTACTAGGATGTTTAAAAAAAAATGAAAGAGAAGATTTTTTAAATAAATTTCCTATATATATTGAATATTGAATTTAGGTAATTTTCACAAAAATTAATAAATTTTATTTTTAATTATTATATAACTGATTCGCTATTTTATATAAAAATATAATAAACCAATAAGAGATATGATAAAAAATAGAAACAAAAAAAAATATTTACATAATATAATGAATATAATATATTATAAAATAATAATAATATTATGTTTAATTATAGTGTTTTTATTATTATTTAAATTAAATAATAAAATAAATCCTATTTTACAAAAATTTGCAGGTTTAAAACATAATAGTAACAAACTAAATAATGATTTAAAAATTATTACTAATATTTTAAATAATAATAATATAAATAATTGGTTTATAGCATATGGAACATTATTAGGTATTATTAGAGAAAATTCTTGTATAAATAATGATGATGATGTTGATATAATATGTGATATTAAAAACAAAGAAAAGTTATTGAATATATTAAAAGAAACATATAAAAATTTTGATTATAATGCTAATAAAAACAGAGATATAATTGTATTAAGAGAACCAATAGCAGTAGATATATATATGGCAGACATAGATAAAGATGGTAATTTTTATGATAAATGGAATAAAATAAAATGGACAAATTGTTTTAAAGATAATAAGTTAATAAAAAAAATATGGAAAGATAATATTATATATTTACCAAATAATTATATAAAACATATTGAAAATAAATATGGAAAAAATTGGAAAATACCAAGTAAAGATAAAGGAGTAAATAATGGCACAGAAAATAATTATACAGTAATATAAAAATTATTTATTTTTAATAATTTTTTCTATTAAAGTAGTTGAAATATTATTTGTTCGATCTAAATAAATAACTTTGATATTATTATTTTGTAAATAATCAAATGAACTAATATGATCGCTTCCCATAATTAATATATCGGCTTTATGTTTTAAACAATATTCTAATTTTTTTTCTAAAGATTCTTCAATAAATACTTCATCAACATATTTTATAGATTTTATAATTTCAATTCTATCATTAATATTTATAATTGGAGTTTTAGATTTTTTTTTAAAATTTAATTCATCAGAAGAAATACCAACAATTACATAATTATCTTGATTTAAAAAATTTTTACAATTTTTTAAAATATTTAAATGACCTATATGAAAAAGATCAAATGTTCCGAAAGTAATTATTCTCATATATAAATAATATTATAAAAAATTATTTAATTAAAATTATATAAATATAATTAATATATAATTATAAAAATTGATTTTATTTTTATAAAAAATAATAACCTAAATATAAATGCATACTGGTATTATTTCATTCGCGAATAGAATCGCATTTAATATAAAATCGAATGATATTAAAGATATGATTTTAGATAAAATAAATAGATTATATAATATTAAAATTATTCAAAAGCATTATTATACGTTAACAAATAATAATGTGAATTTTCTAAATAATAATTCTTATTTATGTTGTTTAAGAAGTAACGGCAATCCATATTATGTATTTTTCACATTATATAATAATGTACCAATAATTTATTATATTGATAAAAAAATTCATCCGAATTATCAAAAACCTAGAATTATATTAGTAAAAGGTTTATTTGATATATCTTTATTTAACGATACATTATTAGATGGTGAAATGATTAAAACTTATGATAATAAATGGTTATTTGTAATTAATGATATAATTAGTTATAAAGGAGAACATTTAAAAAAAAAAAATTTAGAAGCAAGATTAGAAATATTATATAATTTATTAGAAAATGAATATACACCTGATGAATTAGTTGATGTATGTAATTATAAGATTAAAACATATTATCATTTAAATAAAAATAATATTGAAAAATTAATAAATATATCAAAAAAAATAAATTATTCAAGCAGGGGTATATATTTATGGAATTATAATTTAAATTATAAACCGATATTATACAATTTTAATGAAAAAAATATCATAAATGTTATTAGAAAAATAAAAGATGAAACTAAATTTAAAACATTAGATGATACAACAAACAGTGATGCAGATAATAATGATAATGATAATAATAAAAATAATGATAATAATAATAATAATGAAAAAGTATTTATTGATAATAATAAATTAGAAGAAGATGAAATAATATTATGGATTTCTAAAACAGTTGATCCAGATGTATATAATTTATATCTAAAAGAAACATTACTAAATGAAAAAAGTATTGGAATAGCAAATGTGTCTAGTTTAGAAACAAGTAAAATGTTAAGATTAGCATTTAAAAATAAGAATGTATCAACATTAATTAAATTTAAATGTAAATTTAATAAACACTTTAATAAATGGAAACCATTATATATTATTAATTAAATGTAAAAAAATGATTAATATATTTATTTTTTATAAATATAATGATAAGTTTTATAGATAAAATTATTCAAACAATTTTAATAATATTAATTTCTTTAATTTTATTTACAACTTATTCAATTATTTTTATAAGATTATTTTGTTCTAATATTAATATAATATGCTATTAATATTTAATTTTAATATTAATATGTTTTAAATGAGTTGAAATTAAATTATCTAAATTTTCATTTGTTTTATTTTTAAAATAATCATGTAAATCATCATACATAATATAATTTTCTTCATATTTTCTTTTCATATTTGTCAAAATATTTTTAAATATTTATTATCATTTTTTTTTAGTATTAAGTTTTTGGAGTAAAATTTTCTATAGGAGTTATTTTTTCTGTTGTGTTTGGAACAACAGGATATTTACAATAATTCGGATTCCAGATATAATAAATCCAATATAATGGCCCTAATATAAATGGTACAAATGCTATAATTAATCCTAATATACTATTTTTGTCTACACCATATTTAAAACAATATATTGACATTATCCATGCCGCTATACCTAATAAGAACCATATTGTTAATATTATAACTACTATATATAATCCTAAGCCTATCGTAGTACCACCAACTAATACAGTATTTTTAACAACATGATTTTCTCCTAAAAAATCTACTTTATTCATATTCTCTATTAATAAAATAAGAATTTTTATTATTATAAATATATATAATAAGGATATATATAATAAATGAGTGACAAAACTGAATATCACATTATAAAACCTAAAATTATAAAGAATGGTACAAATGCGTGTTGGATAAATGCGCCATTATTCGCAAGTAGCGCACATGAAATAATTATATTACAACATTTTATTTTAGATAATTCACGATTAGTACAAGGGGAACTAGATATAACAAGTATATTTATTGAAAAATTTTTAAATGTAAACAGATTAGATAATTTACCATGGAATGAACAAACATATTTAGATATATATTATATTTTATCAGATATCGCACATGGTAATTATTTTTTTGATAAAAAAGATCCAGTGCCTCAATATGGTTATTATGGTCCTGGTGATATAATTTTACAAAAATTTATGGGTATGATAACTAAAAATTTTAGTCCTATAACAAGCGAATTATGTTATTTAAAAACAGAAACAAAAGTATGTCGAAATAAAGAAGAATTTAATTCACTTATAGAAAATACGGATGGTAATACAAAATTTGAATTAATAAGTTTTATAGCAAGCGTTTGTACTGATACAATTAATAATTTACCACAAAAACCTCCTACGCATATGAATACAAAACTTAAAAAAGAATTAGCAAAAAAAGTTTTAAAACCAAGAGATATGTCACATTGGAATGCCTATGTATTAAAAAATAATGGTAAATGGAGATATTTTAATGCTTTAAGAGAAAGGATTAAAGATATTGATTATGATGAAATATTTAATTGTTCTGATAATAAAGGTATGCATGTATGTTGTATATATATTGATCGAAAAAAATTTAATAAAATTATGAATTTAAGTGAAGTATTTAATACTTTTAAAAACTTTATGAAGTATTTTAATGAATCTAAATCTAAATCAAATATAGATATTACAGAATTTTATAAATTATCAAATGATTTTATTCAAGAATATTATTCAATGCAAAATTTCTCTTTTAGTCCTATTGGAATGTTAGATCCTAATGCGGGTCCAGGATCAAAAGGATTTTTAGGATCACAAATATTACCTGGTTCAAAAGGATCACAAATATTACCTGGTTCAAAAGGATCACAAGTGTTACCTGGTTCAAAAGGATCACAAGTGTTACCTGGTTCAAAAGGATCACAAGTATTACCTGGTTCAAAAGGATCACTAGTATTACCTGGTTCAAAAGGATCACGAGTATTACCTGGGTCAAAAGGATCACAAGTATTACCTGGTTCAAAAGGATCACAAGTATTACCTGGTTCAAAAGGATCACAAGTATTACCTGGGTCAAAAGGATCACAAGTATTACCTGGGTCAAAAGGATCACAATTATTACCAGATCCCAGATCAAAATCATCAGAAGAATCTGTATATCATAGTGCGAATAGTTATAATTCTGATGTATCACATATAATAACAAAAAGTATGGAAAAAGAAATTGATATTTTAATAAAAAAAAATATAAATTTATTAAAAATAGAAGATATAAGAAAAATATTAATTAAATTAAAAGTTAAAATACCATTAGAAACAATAGATATAAGAGGATTATTAATTAATACAATATTAAAAATTAAAAAATAATTAAATATATTATATAAATATGAAAGATCTTGAACTAAATACTGAGATTTCAGAAAGTAAAAATGAAAATAATATATTAATCGAAGAAAATAATTATGAATGTTGTATATGTTTAAATAATATAGACAATGATATTATTAATTGTAAACGTTGTAATAATAATATGTGTCTAGAATGTTTTCAAAAAATGGATAAGTCAGTAAAAATAATTAATAATAATATAAATATTTCATATAATTGTCCTGTATGTAGATTAGAAGAAAATATAGAGTTAATAAATGTAGAAAATATAAAAAAATATAAATTGGAAAATTATATTAAAAAATATATTTCATGTTTGAATAGTAATTTAGTAAATATGCAAATTAGCAATAATATATTAAATCATAAAAATGAATATTTATCATATCATACAAAAAATTTTTATAATATATTAAAGTTATTATATATAATTGATAAAGGAATAATATTTATTATTGGATTAGGGATATATTTTATATTTACTTAAAAAATATTTAATATTTTTAAATAATGAAATCGAATGTTAATAATAATTTTTTAAATATATTCAAAATTAATTTAATAGCAGGTGGATGCGCGTGGAATAAGAATATTTAAATTATATCCAATTGATTTAATAAAAACAAATATTCAAGGAAATAAAAAATATAATAGATAAAGAAGGATATAAAGCATATTTAACAGGTATAAAATATAGAACATTATATACAGGATTATTGAATGGTATATTTTTTAGTTATTATGAATTCATAAGAAATAATGATTTTATTTTAAAAAATCTTTATTTAAAATGAATGCTTCAACTATTTTTCCTTCATTTTTATCAAATTCGATATTATAGCCTTTATTTATAGTAAAATTTTCTTTATTATAATCTAAAGGACTTGATGTTATAGACATACCACAATATTCTACAGGTTTACTATCAAAATCTTGTTTAATATAAATACCAATATTAATAGATTCTTCTAAAATCCATTTAAAATTATCCCAAAATTCTTTAGTATGTCCTATTGAAACTGATGATAAATGCCCCATTTCATGTAAAACAACAAACATCATAGTATTAATATCCATTAATTCATTATTATTTTTAAGACATAATATAATTTCTTCACCTTTATTTACTGAATAACTTGTATATCTAGGATCATCAATGCCTTCTTTTAAACTATTTTCTCTATAATTTTTTTGCAATAATTTAGTTCTTTCATCATTTTGATAAGTTTTACCTAAATGATCAACTAAAATATTTAAACGTTCGCGAATTTGAGCAATTAAATTAGCAGCATCTTGAGAATATGTACTATCTTGTACGTAATATTCTTTATTATCATAAGTACTTTTAACTTTTAATAGTAAGCGATTATAATTAGTAAGATATAATAAATATATAATAATTAAAATTAATATAATAATTATAAGTGCTTCTAAACCAATATCCATAATTAAATAACTACTCTTCTATATTAATTTATTAAAAATAAAAAATGATACTTAAAGTTATTTTTTATATTAAATATAAATGGAATTTCCTAGAAAAGGGGTTCCAGAATTATTAGATAATAGTGAACCATTAATTTTTCAAATAACAGATTGGTATATACCCGAAAATGATAGATCTCGTCAAAAAAATAAATATGATGAAGAACAAGATTTATACACAATGCTAATATATGGTACAACAGATAATGGCGAAACAGTATCTGTTAATATTGTAGACTATGAACCATATTTTTATGTAAAAGCACCAATAGAATGGGATGATTTATCATATTTGCAATACAAAAAACGAGTTGATAAATTAAATATTGAATTAAAAAATGAAAAATATGAAGTAAAATTCAAAGATAAAACATATACACAAAAAATAATACAAAAACAATATGAGGATCATTTCAATGATTTGACTATAGTAAAAAAAAATGAATTTTGGGGTTTTACAAATAATAAATTATTTAATTATATAAAAGTTTCAGTAAAATCATTAGCATTATTCAATAAATTAAAATATTATTTTCAATCACGTAAAAAAGATGGTTTCAAATTATATGAAAGTAATATTGATCCATATCTTAGATATATTCATGAAACTAATATTAAACCAGCTGGATGGGTTAAAATTGATGAGTATGAATTGAATGATAATCAAACAAGATGTGATTATAATATTGAAATAAATTATAAAAATATAAAACCACTTAATATTAATAAAATAGCACCATTATTGATAGCATCATTTGATATTGAATGTACTAGTAGTCATGGTGATTTTCCAGTAGCAAAAAAGGATTATAAAAAGGTAGCACATGACTTAGCATTAGTTGCTCGTTCTGGATATGAAATAGATAAAGAGTTTTTAACATATTGGTTACAGTGTATATATTCAACAGATATAAAAATAGAAGATAATTTAATAATCAATAAAGTATATCCGAAAAAGAAAGTAGATTATAAAATTATTCCAAATTTAATTGAAAAAAATATTGATGATATGTTAAAAATTATTGAAGAAATATCAGAAACAGAAGAAGATGATTTAGATGATATTGATAATGAAGAAAAAAAAAAATTAACAATTGGAGAAATAAATAAATTGGAAGATCGATTAAATAAATTATTGAGTGAATGTTTACCTTCATTAGAAGGAGATGAAATAATTCAAATTGGCACAACAGTTCATAAATATGGTTCTGATGAAATAATTTATCGTAATATTATATCATTAAATACATGTGATCCAATTGAAAATTGTGATATAATTGAATGTAAAACAGAGAAGAAATTGATAAAAGAATGGAAGCGAATTATTACAGAACTTAATCCAGATATATTAATTGGATATAATATATTTGGTTTTGATATGGATTATGTATGGACACGTGCGATAGAATTGGGAATAGAAGATGATTTTAAACTTGGTTTAGGCAGAAAAATAAATAGAAATAATTCATTATATAAGCAAGAATTATCATCATCAGCATTAGGTGAAAATATTTTAAAATATTTTGATATGGATGGATTAATTTTAATAGATTTATTCAAAGTAATGCAAAGTGGTCATAAACTAGATAGTTATAAATTAGATAATGTTGCATCAATATTTTTAGGGGACAAAAAAGATGATTTAAAACCGAAAGAATTATTTGAAAAATATAAAGGTAATTCATCAGATAGATGTGTAATTGCGAAATATTGTATTCAAGATTGTGCTTTAGTTAATAGATTATTACATAAATTAAAAATATTAGAAAATAATATTGGTATGGCAAATGTATGTTTAGTTCCTTTAAATTTTCTATTTAGAAGAGGACAAGGTATTAAAATATTTTCATTAATTGCTAAACAATGTATGGATAAAGGTTTAGTGATACCAGTTATTAATAATTATGATAATTTAGATATAGATACAGTAGGTTATGAGGGTGCAGTTGTACTAGATCCAATAGAAGGAATGTATTTAAATGATCCGATTGTAGTATTTGATTATGGATCTTTATATCCATCATCTATGATAGCAAGAGATTTATCGCATGATAGATATATATTAGATGATAAATATATAATTGATGATCCGAATATAAATTATATAGATGTGTCATATGATTTATATGAAGGCGTTGGTGATAAGAAAAAGAAAGTAGGTATAAAAACCTGTAAATTCGCACAAGTATTTGATGAAAAAGGGAAACAAAAAAGAGGAATAATAGCAGAAATTCTTATGATGTTATTAAGTGAGAGAAAAAATACTAGAAAAAAAATAGAATATGAAACAATATATACAAATAATAATTCATATATTGGTTTTGTAACAGAAGATGATGAAAATGTTAATATATTAGATATAGATACAAATAATAAAATTAAAATTAATAAAAAAGATATTATTAAAAAAGAACAAACTTATTCTAAATTTGAACAGGATGTATTTGATGCTCTTCAGTTAGCATATAAAGTTACAGCAAATTCATTATACGGTCAAATTGGGGCAAGAACATCGCCAATATATTTAAAAGAAATTGCTGCGTGTACTACAGCAACAGGAAGAGAAATGATAATGACTGCTAAAAAATTTGTAGAAGATAATTATAATGCAGAAGTAATATACGGCGATACAGATTCAATATTTTGTAAATTTCCATTAAAAGATTCAAATTCTAATCCTGTATATGGTAAACAAGCTTTAAAAAATGCTATAGAAACAGGTATAAAAGTTGAAAAAGAAATAGCAAAAATTATGCCATATCCTCAAAAACTAAATTATGAAAAATCTTTATATCCATTTATAATTTTAAGTAAGAAAAGATATGTAGGTAATTTATATGAATTTGATATTAATAAATTTAAACAAAAATCAATGGGTATTGTATTAAAAAGAAGAGATAATGCAAATATTGTAAAAAAAATATATGGTGGAATTATTGATATTTTACTAAATAAACAAGATTTAAATGCATCTATAGAATTCTTAAATGACGAATTAAATGATTTAGTTAATGGTAAATCTAATATAAATGATCTTATTATTTCTAAAGCATTAAGAGCTTCATATAAAGATCCATCTAAAATAGCTCATAAAGTTTTAGCAGATAGAATTGGTTCACGTGATCCTGGAAATAAACCAGCAGTAAATGATAGAGTTCCATATGTATATATTAAATTAGATAAAATAGATAAAACAACATTACAAGGTGATAGAATAGAAAATCCAGAATATATAGTTGAAAATTCATTAATACCAGATTATTTACATTATATTACAAATCAGATTATGAAACCAGTATTACAATTATATGCTTTATCATTAGAAGAATTACCAAATTATAATAAAGAATCAGATTATTGGGAAAAAATAAATGAAGAATTAAAATTAAAACCAATATATATTGATGATATAAAAAGAAAAAATAGAATTGAAAATTTAAGATTACAATTAGTAAAAGAATTATTATTTGATAAATATATAGATCAATTATCAAAACCCAAAATTAAAAAAACAACAAAAAAAACAAGTAGAATATTATCATCTGAAATAACAGAAAAAGAAGAAAAAACTAATAATTGTGAAATATTAAAAGAAGATACTATAATTAATTTACTAAAAAGTAAAGAATCATTAGTTGATTTAAAAGTATCAGCACCGCAAAATGCACCAAAACAAACTATTGAAGTTAGATGTAAAGTAATAATTGATAAAAAAACTATTTTAGATAATAAAAATATTTGTATTTCAAATAAAAATAAGGAAATTACAAATAGCATCATAACATTAATTGAGTATTTTGAAAATAATAATATTGAAAAAGTTATTAATATTAAATTAAATAATAAACCATTTATTAAATCATATAAAAAAGCTGTTTTAGATTATAAAGAATTTGAAAAAAATGAAAATCTAGATAACAATTTAGTACAAGATGCAATTAATACTAATGATATTGGCAGAATGAAAAGTGCCATATCTGTTTTAGAATATGGTAAATTATTAATGAAAAACCATAAGTTTAGCTTTATTGAATAAATAAATATATAAGAAATAATTATTTTTATTATTTAATGTCATTTTCATATAATAATATTCCTCCAGCACAATGGCCTATGTGTACTCCATATCCAATATCATTGCCAGATTCATTAGTTAATATATCAAAACCATTAGTAAAAAAAAAAGATAATTTATCATTTGGGAATGTTTTTGGTTCAAATAAATTAAAAGAATTATATATTGAATTATCAAAATATAATCATTTGGATATGGATTTAAGAATTAATATTGAAAGACCTGAACAGGAATTAATTGCAAAATATTTACCATATGATTGTTGTGTATTAGAATTAGGTGGTGAAAGCGGTACAACAAGTTTATTAATAAATAAAATAATTAAAAATCCTTTTAATCATGTTATAATAGAACCATCATCAAATAGTATTCCAAAATTATATAAAACAGCAAATATATATAATGCAAAATATAAAGTAGTACATGGATTTATAGGATTAGATCGCAATATACATAAAAAATTATGGCCTGAATGCGAAGTATCAAATATGTATGATTTAGCTACAATTAATAAATTAGTAAATAGTAAATTCGATGTATTAGTAGTTGATTGTGAAGGAGCTTTTTATAATATATTAAACGAATTTCCAGATATTTTAGATAATATAAAATTAATAATTATAGAAAATGATGGTCCTCAAGAAAATGTTAAGTATATAAGAAATAAATTAAAAGTTAATAATTTTAATTTAATACATTCACAGTGTCATCCTTTTTTAAATACAAAAAATGATTGGAACATTAATAATGTAAATGATTATAAAATATTAAAAAATAGTGATAATATAATTGGATTTCACGAAGTATATTATAAAAATTCTGAAATAGATATTAATAAATTAGCAAAAATGAATTTTAATAGATGGAATAACGCACTATTAACCAAAGATCCTAAAATTGTATCGGAATTATATATATCTGAAAATTTATCTTTTTTACCAACAATGTCATCTAAACATATAATAGATATTAAAGAAACAGATGAATATTTTATAAAAGTTTTAGAAAAAAATCCAAATGGTGAAATAGTAGTTGATAAAATTGATATATTAAATGAAAATAATTATTTACATTCTGGTTTATACAACTTTAAATTAGAAATTGATAATAAAAATGAATTATGTGAATGTAGATTTACATTTATATGGAAAAAAATAAATGATGAATGGAAAATATCTCATCATCATTCTTCAATTTTACCGAAATGAATTTATTTAAATAATTAATAATAATTAATATTATAAAATGAATATATATATATTATTATTAATTGATTTTTTTTTAATTTTACAAAATATTAACGCTATATCAACAATATCTTTAACACCTAAAGTTGCTATAGTAACTAATGGTGTTTATGGTATAGGGGGTAAAATATCAATATCATTAGCAAAACAAGGTTATGATTTAATATTACTTAATAATGAAAATAAATATTATAATTATGATTTTGTAGAAAGATTAAAAAAAAATTATAATACAGATATAAAAATTCTAAATGGAGATATAACATCATATAAAATTAGAAATAAATTATTTGATATATATGATAATAAATTTAAAGATACACATGATTTATCTATTTTAATAAATAATCATGGTGATAATATTGAATATATAAGTAATAATTATTCAATAAAAGATAAGATGAATTTTTTAAAATATTATAAAAATGTGTTTTATGATGCTAGTATTGATATGTGTGAAAAATTTATAATAAGAATTAATAAAATAAATGGAGGTTCAATTGTTAATATAATGCATTCGAATGTATATAATAAATCTTTATTTAAACAAGAATTACATGAATCATGCAAATTTTTAATGAAAGGCGTTATGAATATGTATAAAAATATATGTATTAAATCAAATATAAATTATAATACATTATTTCCATCAATAATCGATTATAGAACATTATATAATATAAGAAATTTTACTGGTGATGATTTATTTGATGAATATATTAGAAAAAACTATATATATATGGGTATTTTAACAACTGAAGATATAAGTAGTATTTTATTATTTATATGCAGTAATTATGGTAGATTTATAACAGGTTTAACAATTAATGTAAATGAATAATAATATATTTGTAATAATTAAATGGAACATTGGATTATTTTTGGTGTATTAAGAACAATAATTGTAGCATTTGTAATATTAGCTCAAAAATATGATAAATCATGTAAAGGATATACTTGGCCTATATTAGTACATATAATTTCAAGTATATTTTTAATATTATTTGCTTTATCATTTGAAAAAATAGAAAATATTAAAAAAGCAAATTTTCCACTAATTATAGTTGTAAGTATAATGATATGTATAGTTATTCTTATATCATATAAAATTATTAAAGAAGCACCAAATCCAGCATATATAAGAATATTTAGTGCAATTGAAATGATACTTATATTAATATTAAGTGTATATATATTTAATGAAAAAATAACATATAAAATTATATCAGGTTTTATTTTAATAGCATTAGGTGTAATTATTTTAACATATAATTAAATGATTAGTAATAATACTAGGAATATTGATTATTATAATCAATATGAATATAATAATAATTTTAATAAAATATTTATAATATGGTTAATATTTTTGTTAATAGAAAATCTAGAATATATTATAACTTCATATATTCTAATATTTTTTTTGCTTTTTCTTTACCAACCTTATTAATTTTTGATAACAATTTCACTTGACTCTCATAATTATTACAATAATCTAATTCTTGAATTAAAGTACGTATATCTGGATATATTTCTACTATATTTTTAGCTATTATATTTGAAATAGTTGGTATCTGAGATAATTGTAAAATAAAACAATTATTAGGTGTAATATTATTTATTTTTTTTGATTTTATTTTTACTGTATCTAAATAATCTATATTTTTATTAATATTATTATTAAATGTTTCTGGTTTATCTATAATTTTAGAACAGATTGTTAATATAAAATTAACTGTCTCAAATATATTTTTATTAAAAATAATTTTAATATTATCTCTATATAGTGTATTTATATATGCACTTGATATTTTTTTATCATTTCTATTTATACTTTTATGAATATCATCTCCTTCTATTATATATGTAATTGCATTATTTGAATATGAAGATAATAATCTATTTTTTTGTTCTTTATATCTACCATCATTTATAGAACTATTTAAATCAGATAAAGTTTTTCTTTCAAATATTAATGTGTTAGTATAATCAATATTGTTTATATTAATTTGTATATCACCTAATTCTAAATTTTTTTTATCAATATTAATAAATTCTTTATATTTATCTAAATCTCTTTCAATTATATTATTATATAAAACAGATTCTCTAATATCTATAATTAAATTAATCATAATGATATTATAAATATATTTATTTATATAAATATATTTAAAAAATAATTTTAATTTAATATAACAAAGTTATATTTTATTAGATGTGTCCGTTTGCTATTCTATAAATATATTCATTATTCATAATTTTAAGTCTTGTATAATCATCTAAATTTGGATTTTCTAATGATTTAAGTTTAGCGACAGCATCATCAATTTCTTCTTGTGATGAACGGGGAACGCCATAATAATACGCTTTAACATCGGGATCAGATAAAATTTCATTTCTATCTTCTTCTGTAATATCTGGATTTTCTAATAATTCAGTTTTAGCAACTATTTTAGCAACTATTGGATTATTTAGATCCGGTAAAAATTCCGGTTCAACATCATTAGTTATTTCTTTATTTATTTCATCTTTCATAATTTCAAAAGATTTTATATATATATTATATGATAAATAACTAGCAAATAGTAACCATAATATATAAGGGATTAAAATATAACTATATAATTTATTTTTTTCAGTAAAATAAAATTGATAGATAGTTAAAAATCCAAATATTAAAGATGCTAAAACTATTAATAATGCATACAATGTTGTAGTATTACGAGTAAATGATTCTACTACAATATACATATATGGGATAAATGTATAATTAATTAACAATGAAATAATAGGTATTACCCAATATTTTATTTTTTTATTATATAAAACATTTGCATATGCATATCCAATTAATAAATATAATATAGTCCATACTATACTAAATACATAACCTGGTGGTATTAAATTATTATTATATTTATTTTTATATTCAAGTACATAATAATAATAACTTTTATTAGAATATCGATTTATAAATTTATATGATATAAAAGAAATTAAAATACTAATTAATATTGGTAATAAAAGTACTAAATAATATAATATATTATTTGTGCTGATATTTTTTTTAGTTTTCATTTAAATAATTCTATCTATTATATAAAAATAAAAATAAAAAAATAAATATGGATTTATTAAAATTAAATATAATTAGTTATAATTCTTCTAAAAATATAGATTTATTTAGTTCAAATGATATAAAAATAAAAATTAAATATGGTAATTATTATATTGAAATGCCATTTGTAAGAAATGAAAATAAAGTTATTTATAATGAAGAATTTATATTTAAATATATGAAAGATATACCATTAAGTATAATTTTATATGATACTGATAATATATTTGGTGATATTGAATTGTATAGAGAGATGCTTTTTAAATTAAGTGATAAAAGATATATAAAAAATGAATTAAAATATTATTATGAAATAATATATGATAATAATGATAATATAATATTAAATAAATATTTTAATAAATTGTTATTATATACGAAATCATCAAAAATAGAAAAAATAAAAAAAATATTAGATATATAAAAAAAATTATTTATTCGGAATACCAAGTTTTATTTTATAACTTTATAATAGAATAAATTATTTTAATGCAAAAAAAATTATTATTATGTCATATAATATATATATTAATAATAGTTTTAATATTAATATACATAAATAAATATTATAATTGTGATTGTAAAAAAGAAAAATTTGAAGATAATATGGTAGTAAATGAGGATAATATAAAAAAATTAATAAACAATGGTGCATCAATGACAGATATAGCAAAAAAATTAACAAAAATTATTAAAAGTTAGTAAATAACATAAATTTCATTGAATTTTTAGATAAATATGAAAAATTATTATTATTTTTTTTTAATAATTTTAAATAATTATCATGATTATAATTATTTAAAATAAAATCTACAAATATATTTTCATTATAAGGAATACTAAGTTTTAAAAAATTTTTATAATTTACTAATAAAATTAATTTTATAATAATATAAGAAAAGATATTAGTATCTTCGGTCCATTGATTTATAAATTTATAATTATTTATTATTTTATTATATTGAAATAATGTAAAATCTAATTCTTTTTTAAATAAAAGTTTAAATGGAATAGAATATTCTATAGAAATAAAAATAGTATTATAAATAAAAGACCAAAATTCAATAATTGCTTCTATAGGTTCTAAATGACAATTATTATGAATATTAAAAAAACTTTTTAATTTAAAAATATTATTTGAACTAATATTGTAAATAGATGAATTTAATTTATCTATATGATGTATAAATTCATGTAAAACTACTTTAGAATATTCCTCTTTTCTATATATATATATATCATTGTCATTAACATTAGTAAAACCACCATTAATATGTATCGGTCTAAATATATCATTTTTAGGTAAACTTCTAGGTTTATTCCAAAAAGTTAAATGTATATTTATAGTTTTTTTTAAATTATAATATTTATAAATAATTAAAATTCTTTTATAAAGTTTTAATAATTTTATGAAATTAAAAGTTTCTAATTTTACATTTGAATATATATATAAATTAATATTAAAATTATTTAAAAATATATGATATATATTATTAGATTTTTCTAAATGATTTATTATTTCAGGTATATTAGCAAATTTTGTTGTTTTACTTACATTAATAAATTTTTGAAGTAATTCTGAATTATAATTAATTAATTCATAATTTATTTCATCTATATCTATTATATTATATAATTTTTTTATAGAATAAATTAAATTATTAATCTTCATATTCAAATAAAGATCTAGCTTCTTTAATTATAGTAACTATATATTTTTTATTTTTTAATTTGTTAGAACATAATAATAAATTACTTATTTTAACATCACAATCATTATTATAATCAATATCATTTTTATTATTTTTACATTTATTCCAATATTCAAGTCTTTTTAAAAATTCGTTACATACTAAAATTTCTATATCTTTTTTTAAAAATTGCGATTTATTATCGGTATTCCAATTATTATTATAATAGTATTCCCATAATTTTTTTGTTCCATTATAACGATATTTATATTGTAATATATAATGTATTGCTCTAGAAATATTAAAATCTGAAGTAGTATCAATACAACAATCAATTAATTTATTTTTTTCTAAATCCATAACTTAAATAATATTAAAGTATTTATATATAAAATTAGATATAAATATAAAAAATAATAATAGATTAATTAAATAATAAGAAACAAATTATGAAAGAATGGGATATATTAGACTTATATTTTAAAAATCATAAATATCCATTTACCGGTCATCATTTAGATAGTTATAGAGATTTTATTAAAAATAATATACCAAATATTGTTAAATCTTATAATCCAATTACAATGATAAAATATAATGATAATGGTTTAATGATAATGAAAGTGGAAGTATATATAGGCGGTGTAAATAGTGATGAAATATATATTGATAGACCTATAAGTTTTGATAATAGTTATCCTAAAATAATTACACCATATGATGCAAGATTGAGAAATTTAACATATGAAACACATATATATGCTAATGTATTAGTAAAAATAACTGATGATGGAGATTATAATTATGAAAATGTTTTTAAAAATGTAGCAATTGGATCAATACCAATTATGCTTCATAGCGATATTTGTATATTAAATAATCAAGGTTCAGAAGTATTAAAAACATTAGGAGAATGTATTTATGATACTGGAGGTTATTTTATTATAGATGGTAAAGAAAAAGTAATAGTTGCTCAGGAAAGAATAACATCAAATAGATTGTTTACAACAATATATAATGATGATGATACATTTTCTCATAAAGGATTAATAAAATGTACTGCCGATGTTGGAGAAACAGTATTATCGCCAAAAACTATAGAATTTTATTTAGTTAAAAATGAATCAAATATTGGAATTAATTATCAACGCAATAGAGGTGGTATTTTATGTACTTTCAAAGGTATTAATGGTAAAAAAATACCATTATATGTATTATTTAGAGCATTAGGTGTAGAAAGTGATAAAGATATATATAATTTAATATTTGGAAATGATTTAAGTGAAACTGAAAAAGTTTTTTTTGATAATTTTATTCATTATACATTAAGTCAAAATAATACATATGTATCTAGTGAACGATCTACTAATATATATACTCAAGAAGATGCATTAAAATATTTAATTCCTTTAACTATATATGGAACAATAGATCATGTAAAAAGTATGTTAGTAACAGACATATTTCCAAATATACCAATTTTTGAAAACAAAAGTAAATATTTAGGATATCTAGTTAAACAATTTATAAATACATGTTTGAATATTTCTACTGAAAGTGATAGAGATAGTTATATATATAAAAGAGTTGATATTAGTGGTTATTTATTATCACAATTATTTTATGAATCTTATACTAAATTATCAAAATATATTAGAGATAGTTTAGATAGAACTTATAATTATGGTGCATGGAAAAGTAATAATAATTATGATTATTTTATAAATGATAATAATATTTATAAAATAATTCCTTCACTTATTATTACTAAAAGTTTCACTAGATCTTTAAAAGGTATGTGGGGTTTAGAAGATGATGATGATCCGGAATTAGGTATGGTTCAAGATTTATCAAGAATTAGTTATATTGGATTTTTATCACATTTACGTAATGTTAATATGCCTTTAGATAGAAGTATTAAATTAACAAGTCCACATAGATTGCATTCACAACAGTATGGTATTATGTGCCCATTTGCAACTCCTGATGGTGGATCAGTTGGATATTTAAAAAATTTAGCTTTACTTGCAAAAATAACATCATCATCAGATGTTGAATATATTAAAGATTGTTTAGAAGATATTGGTATTATATTATTAGAAAATTTTAATTATATTTTAAATAGAAATATTACAAAAATATTTATTAATGGTTCTTTGTATGGTTTAACATTTGAACCAAATAGAATAATCCGTACATTAAAAGCATATAGAAGAAATAATTTAATTAATATACTAACATCTATTTCATGGGATATTAAAAATAATGATATACGTATTTTAACTGATTCCGGTCGTTGTTGTAGACCTTTAATTATCAATACTAAATTAAAAGAAATGCAAAAATATACAAATTGGTTTGATATGTTAACTGGTACATTAAATAATTTAAAGGATAGTGATAAAAATGATAATATATATTATAAAAGTTTTTATACTTCCCCTAAAACATTACCAATTTTTGCTAATAAAACAACAGAAGATATATTAATTCAATTAGAAAAAAATGGTGGAATAATTGAATATGTTGATATTGACGAACAAAATACTATTTATATTGCTATGAATAATGATGATGTTACTGAATTTCATACACATATTGAAATACATCCTTCAACTATGTTAAGTGCAATAAGTGCTAATATTCCATTAGCAAATCATAATCAATCAGCTAGAAATGTTTTTCATGCAGCACAAAGTAAACAAGCTATTGGTATTTATGCAACTAATTTTAATAAAAGATTTGATACAATGTCGTATGTTTTACATTATCCACAAAAACCAATAGTTAACACACGTATATCACATTATACAGGAAGTAATAATATGCCTAATGGATTTAATGTTATTGTTGCTATTATGTCTTATTCTGGTTTTAACCAAGAAGATAGTATAATGATTAATAAAAATAGTTTAGATAGAGGTTTATTTTCATTATCATATTATAAATCTGTAACTGCTACATCAAAAATAGAATCTCAATATGAAAGAATAATTTTTGCAAATCCAATTGAATATAAAAAAAAAGGTATTAATATTTCAAATTTAAAAAATGCTGATTATAATTACATTAATCAAGATGGTTTTATTAGTGAAAATATATATATTCCAAAAGGTCAAAAAGTTGTTGTTGTAGGTATGTTAAATGAAAAAACAATTTATAAAAAAGTTAAAAAAGGTGTATTTACAGAATATATTAAAGAATTAAGTTATTCAGATTGTTCTATTGTTACTGATGATTCATTATATGGTAAAGTAGATAAAGTTTTTATTGGTAATAAAACAAATGATGATGATACAATTATTTGTAAAGTAAGATTTCTAAAAATTAAAAGACCAGAATTCGGTGATAAACATGCGTCACGTCATGGTCAAAAAGGTGTTATTGGTATGATAATACCAGAAGAAGGTATGCCTTTTACTAAAAATGGTATTAAACCTGATATAATTATTAATCCACATGCAATACCTTCTCGTATGACAATAGGTCATTTAGTAGAATGTGTTTTTGCTAAATTATGTTGCATTGAAGGACATACAGGAGATGGTACTGTATTTTTACCATTTGATGAAAATATAATTTATGATAAATTATTTGATAATGGTTTTGATTCACATGGTAATGAAATATTATATAATGGTTATACCGGACAACAATTAAATTGTGAAATATTTATTGGTCCAACTTTTTATTTTAGATTAAAACATATGGTTGCAGAAAAAATGCACGCAAGAGGTATTGGTCCCAAAGTTTCACTAACTAGACAACCTACAGCAGGACGCAGAAAAGGTGGAGGACTTAGAATTGGTGAAATGGAAAGAGATAGTGTTTTGAGTCATGGCATATCATCATTTATGCAAGAAAGTATGATGGAAAGATCTGATAAATATAGTTGGGTAATATCTAAAAAATCTGGTGTAATTTATCCATTCAATCCTTCTATTAAAAATAGAGTACATAAAGAAAATGAAGAATTAGTACAAGTAAATACACCTTACTCATTTAAATTATTAGTTCAAGAATTAGAAGCAATGGGAATACAAGTTAGATTAAATACGGACAAAAAAGTTGAATTTCCTAAATTAGATTTTGAAGATATAAATGAATCATCAGATGAAGAAAATCAAGATATTAATAATACAATGACTGGTGGTGGTAATTGGTATAATATGTTTTTTAAAACACATCCAGATGAAGAAGAAGATAATAATATAGATAAAGAACCAAATAAAGATGATGATAAAATGAGTGATGATGAGATAAGTTATGGCGAGACGAGTGATGATACGATGAGTGATGATGAGACGAGCGATGATGAGGCTATCGATGATGAAGAAAATGATAATAATAAAAAACCAAATAAAAATAATGATGATACAAGTGATGATGAAATTACTGGTGATGAGACAAGTGATGATGAAATTACTGGTGATGAGATAAGTGATGACGAGTTAAGTGATGATGAAAAAAAAGATAATAATAAAGAACCAAATAATGATGATGATGATAATAAAAGTATTGTAAGTAATGAAACTGATCAGAGTTATGAAAGTATTGAAGATAACGGAATAAATAATCCAAAATTTGGAGGAGATTTATCAGAAGAAATAAAAGTAATAAACTTAAAATAACAAAAATAATGTTAATATAAATTAAAGAAAGATAAATGAATCTTTTACTATTTATAATAGTAGTTATATTATTAATATTAATATTATATTTAATATTTATCAATAAAAAAACAAATTTAAATTTTTTAAAAAATATTGAAAATAATATCGAAAATATGACTAATATAACTGAAAATATAGATTTAAATAGTCCTAATATAGAAAATGAATTAAATAAAATAGAAAATATAATAAATAACTATGATAATGATACAACGTTATCAGAAAAAAATAGAATTATAATTAATGATTTAAAAAACAAAATAGATCTGTTGAGAAAAGAATTAGAAAATCCATATGTTGTAGCAGAATTCAAAAAAGATATTAAAAACAAAATGATAGAATTAGAAAAAAGTGATAAAATAACATTTGATAACAAAGATAATATAAAAAAAATAGATGATAATTTAATAGAAACACAAAAAGAATTATCAAGTGAATATTTAAAAAATAAAAATTCTAAAATAATGATTGATAATAATGATAATTTTAAACTTTGTAATAATAATGATAAATGTATATTAATGAATGTAAATGAACAAGGAGAATATACAATTAAATCAGACACTATTAATTTTAAAAATAACAATAATAATATTATTGCTAAAATTGACAATGATAATATATATTTAGGTGGTAATAATAAAGAAAATTCTCATTTATATATAAATAAAGGAGAAACACATATAAATAAACTAAATACAAATGAATTATTATTAAAAGATAAAAATAATAAAGAAATGGTAGATCTAGCAAGTTATGTAGAATGGTTAGATAATAATAAAAATTATAGAGAATATATAGATGATGTTAATTATAAAAATAATGTAGAAAGAATAAAGGAAATAGATATGTTAAAAAATCAATTAAAAAATATAAAAGAACAAAATCAAAATTTAGATAAAAAAATAAATAATAATATTGATAATATAAAAGATATAAATAATAATTATGTTAAATTAGAAAATATTAATAAAAATATCACAGATAAAAATGATATTTTAAAACATCAATTAGACGAACAATTAAAAACATCATTAAAAAATAATCAACATATTAAAGAATATAAAGACAGTATAGATGTTAAATTAATTAAATTATATGATAATATAAATATATTAAATAAAAAAACAGATAAAATGAAAGAAGAACAGAAAATAAAATTAGAATTATATGAAAGAAATAAAATAGAATATGAAGAAAAATTATTGAAACAAAAAAAAGAAAGAGAATTAAAAGAATTAGAGGATAAAAGACGTATAGAAGAAGAAGCAAAAAGAATGATAGAACTTGAAAAAAAATTAGAAGATGAAGCCAAAGAGGCAGAAGAAAGAAGAAAATTAGAAAAAGAAAAAAAAGAAGCTGAACGATTAAAAAATTTATCTAATTTTTTTATGAATCTTTATTAAAAAAATCTAATTAATATATAAAATGAATAAAATAAATATTATATTATTTTTAATATTAATTGTTTTATTAATGTTTTATTGTAATACTAAATTATTTAAAAATAATGTTGAAAACTATAAAAATATGGAAAAAACTAATCGGTATCATCTACAAAATTATATTTAATAGGTTTTTTATTTTCTTTTTTATATTCTATAGGCAATGTTCTAGACTCATTAACAATAGACCAGAATTTATTAATTTTTTCTGGAATTTCAGACCATAAATTTTCATTAAAATTAACTCTTTGAATATATATTTTTTTTAAATACCAATAAATTTTTTTTTGATATTTAAAATCATCATCATTAAAAATATATATTTTTTCATTAATATCTTTAATACATTTCTCACTTGATAAATATGAATTACTATATAAATATTTATATAGATTATTATTTAAACTATAATATTCTGCAATTATTCCATGATTTTTATTATTTAAATTATTATCTGATACATATTTAATATAATCATTTTCATTATTTATTGTTCCAAAATCACATTCTACATAATCACATTCACTTAGATTACAAACTGCTAATTGACCTTGTATTTGATAATAATATTTTTCTGGAATTACATCTTTTTTAATTTCTCTACTATAAGGACATTTTATTTCAATCATTATTCCTAATTCTGATATGCCATCAGGTGAAGCTGCGAAATTTTTAA